TGGTGCCAGTAATATGCAATATTACATACTTGTCACATAACACTACTTACTGCCACATATTGCCCCAAACGCCCGTTTTATGGAGTTTTTAAAGGATTTTAAAAAACACATATCAAGTTATATATTCGCAAAATAATAGCTTTTACTGTCACAGAATTGTCACAAATTTATTTTATGTAATTATATTTAATATTCTACAACCGTGGCGCCGCGCACCACGATTGCTATTTAATTTAGGCGCTACTCCCCGACAGCTTTTACTAGCGCGCTATGCCGTCGCGCACAGTCATTGTACTTCTCTACCACCCCAACTGCCCACGGGAGAATGTCGGCGCCTGTTGAGCCCTTTAACGGGCTTAATGCAGGGCATGGCTCGGTAAGGTTGGCCGGAACATTAACGGCTGCTAATGGCTTCGTTGACGAGGCGCACCCCTGAAGCATCCAGACAGACATTAGTGTACACAGGCACCCTAACAATTTTTGTAACTTGCGCTTGTCGTTCATCTCGTTTTACCTCGTTTTCTGCTTTTTGTTTCTCGTAATTTTGGCTGGCCTGCTGGGCCACTTGCTGCTGTTTGGCCAAAGCCTCTTGATATTGCCTTTGCGTTTCGTCTTTCCCTTTGTGGTAGCCGTTCTCATATTGCTTGTGGCCATAGCTAAGCATGATGAATAGAAACATTAAGGCCGCCAGCAACCACGCGCCAGCGGCCAAGTAATTAACGTTCTTCATGGCTACACCTCAAAATGTGGATAATCTTTGGTTTTCTGCCAATCCCCGCCCCAATTAATGGAGACATTTAGTTCCTTGGCGGCTTGCTTCATGGCTTCGGCGATTAAACGGAATTTGGCCAAATCGTTCCAGTCTACCGGATAAGGTACCAAATCTACGGCGCGCCCTTGGGAATGCTTACTCGCAAAAGGATTATTTAGCCACGTAACTTTACTAATGTTGGGTTGTGCGTATTTCGCCGGCACACCTTTCTGTGTACATTGCTGGGCAGTTCTACCCTTGCCATAGTTAATGCAACATTGCTCACGGGAGCGCAATCCCTCCGTTACCATGAAATCTTGTTTGGCGATTTCAATGGCTCGTTGAACCACATTTACAAGGTTAGTATTTACCCCCTGAAGATTAGTTAAAGAACGCTTACTTAATTTGTACATATCAAAACCTTTCACGCATAAAAAAACAGCCCAAAGGCTGTTGGTTATTAATAGTTGACAATTAGATTCTTACTAGGCATGATTGAAAAAGAGGTTTAGAACCCTCCTGCATAAGCGGTAATCACCCCGTTAGCGTGATTTTTTGTGCCTGTAAAAAATTTTATAAATGTCTATTCATTTAATTGATGACGTATGATTTTTTCTGGCCGAGAGGGCGAGGAATATAAGACCTGCTTGCAGGGAATAACTCCAGTCTCCTTATGCGGACGTTCTAACCTCTTGGCCGCCTATTTGGCGTATTTAGAACAAATTGCATAAGGAATCTATCATGAACGCTTTTCTAGTCCCTGTTTTCTCAGGCAGCTTTAATACTCAAACCGAACTTCTTTGTAACGCACGTGATTTGCATATAGCCTTGCAAGTTGGCAGGAAGTTTGCAACATGGATCACAGAGCGCATTAAAGAGTATGGATTTGTTGAAAATCAGGACTTTGTAGCTATTTCCCAAAATCGGGAAATAGGTTTTGGTAGAGGCAAAAAAGATTATCACCTTTCGCTAAACATGGCTAAAGAGTTAGCAATGGTCGAACGGACAGAGGTGGGGCGCGAAGTCCGTCGCTATTTTATTCGATGTGAACGCGAGCGTTATGATAGTAAGCCCCAATTAGTTATCAACAACCTCATCACCCAAGAACAGGCGCAGCAAATACAGTTGGCCGTAGAACAACGTAGCCAACGTACAGGCGAATCGTACCAAAGGATATACGCTGGACTACATGCGTATTTGGAAATCGATAGTTATAAATCGATGCCTGTAAAACATTTAACTGCCGCCTTAAAATACTTGCAAAGCATACCCGATGCGCCTGAACTGTTTAAGCCTGCTACTAACAATCAAACTTTGCTTAATCAAGATGGTAGATGGCTCGTCATCGTTAAAAATGCTACCGTAGAATACGTCAAAAACATTGACGGCTATAACTGCGTTGATGCAGATGTGTTTAGGAAACTCTTACGGCAAACTAAACAGCAAGCCGAGTACCTGATTGAGCTAGCCAAACGTATTAGAGTAATTCACGGTGAATGCAGCCTTTCAAGATTAGATGTTCCTATTGAAGAACTACATCCTAAAGTTATCATTTGATTGTGTAACAGATTCAAGCCAGCTAATCAGCTGGCTTTGCTACAAGCTTGAACGGCTAAAACGGTATGTCGTCATCTATATCATCAACCACCGGCGGGGATTGCTGATACTGGTGCGGCTGTCGCTGAGTTGGTGCGGGCGACGAGGTTGGCACTGATGCCACAGGGGCTGCGACATGACTTCCATAGCCATTTCTGTCGCTGCGCGCGCCATCATCCCGACTGCCTAGCATCTTCATTTCATTCCCGATGATGTCGTAGGCCAATCGCTCCACATTATCTTTGCCGGTGTATTTACGGCTTTGTATCCGCCCCTCTATGAAAATCTGATTGCCTTTGCGTAGATACTGGCTGGCGATTTCCCCTAATTTACCGTACAGCGTAATATTATGCCATTCGGTTTTAGTCTGTTGCTGCCCGCTTTTATCTTTCCATTTTTCATCAGTAGCAAGGGGGAAATTAGTTACCGCATCCCCACTGGGCATATAACGCGTTTCAGGGTCTCGGCCTAGGCGACCAACTAAAATTACTTTGTTTACAGACATAGCACCCCTCTTTAAGCGGCCATTAATAATACAGATTTTGCTAATTCGTCTAATTCACCTAAAAATTTATTAACCTCTGCTTCTAATTCGATTATTTTTTCATCGTCCCTAAAAATACGAACAGAACTGAAAGCAAGATTCTTTGGTAACCGGTCATCATAACTAACAAAATCGCACCATTTCCTACCCGTGCACACCATCTGCCATTGCATTTGCAACATATATTCGGATTTAGGTTTTTTAGTTCTGATGAAATCTAGGTGTGTAGATGTGTTAGGGCATTTAATTTCTAATAATCCATCATGCCCTACCAACCCATCAGGAGACGCCCCAGACATTTGAATGGTAGGATGGTTAATGAATCCGACTTCTTCAACTAACTCTCCAGTTAAAAGAATATAATTAGAACGGGCTTTGGGCTCAAGGTCGATGCCGCGTTGTATCGCTGCGTTTACAAAAATGCTTTCATGCACGCCGGTCAGGCGTTCGCAAAGCAACTGCGACATATAATTTTTACGTGCTGCCGCATATCCGGATTTAATTTTTGCTGTGACGTCGGCAATTCGGCTGCCTGTTACCTTACCAAGCCGAGCGGCAAACCATTCATCAGTTCGTTGCTCCATTTTTAAGCCTCCTTTATTTCCGCATCGACGGTATTTAATTCGACGTCTTTAGCAATATTAGATATGCGTACCATCTCATCCGTGCCTATGATTGCGCGCTGTTCTGTTGATAAGCTTCTAAAATGTTCACGAAGTAAATCAATATCGCCTTTCTGTGCGACTTGCTCAGCCTCCGTTATTAGATTTTGCCTTTCAGGGTTATGTAAATCGCCGGCAAATGGGTTAGGCTCATCTTCACCCACGCAATCTTTTGCGTTTTTGATTCTTTCTGCCTCGTCTTCGTCGTAAATTCCAGCAAAACCAAAAGCCAATCGCGCCGCCTGAATCATTGCCTTGTGTCTCAGCATGCGGTTAGGATGGGTTTTCCACGGCTGCGTGTTGCGTCTGCACTCACTCATAAATTCAGTAACAGAAACGGGGTGGGCGCGGTCTTTGCGGTAAATTCGACAAGTACAACTATTCTCGTTATATTCAAAATCCATCCCATCAAATTGCGAATTAGCATTTATAATCCGCGCCCAGCCATCAACGCCTACTACCGGAGTAATGCCGCCATTGCTTGGGAATGCATATATTTCAGATGTCCATGGGTTTAATTTGTATTGATTAGCAACGATTAACAAGGCCGCCATCTGCTCGGGGGTTACTTCCCCCTTGAATGCTGTTTTTTTAAGCGTTTCTATTAATCCTTGACCGCTTCCTAAATCAAAGGTTTTTGCGAGTTTGTTACTTAATTCTGTCAATTGTGTATTCACTTTGTTCTCCATAAAAAATAGCCAGCTAATTAGCTGGCTTTTGATTTTGTAACTTAATCAAATGTACTATTTGTCTACTTGTCGTCCTTATCTCCTATTATTTTTTCTGCCTTACTACAGACTGCATTGATTAACCTTTGTGCCATCCTTGGCGCGGTAGCCTTGAACGCATCTAATAGCGAAGTGGAGGCCATGCCGGCAAACACGCCAACGCCAGCAAACAGCCACGGATGATTCTGCGTGAAGTAATATTCGGTAACAGCAGCTGCAAACACCATGCCGATAACAATAAAGGTAAGGGTTAAAACTATCCCGTAGCGTTTGTAATCCGATACCACCAGCGCACCCAGAAAACCGCCCCCAAGGGCGAAACAGTTGGCCAAGGTGAATGCCTCATTCATTATTCACCGCCTTTTTTGTCTTCTACTCGCTGAGTGTGTTTAATGAGATTTCTACCCGCCAGCGCACACACTACGGCCAGTACGGTATAGGTAGTCATACCCGTAGACAAAGGCGGATAGGCGGCAATAAATGCCCCTGCAATCAAGAACCAGATTAAGGATGCCCATATCAGCAAGCAGCCTGAAATAATATTGCTGCGGCTGGATTGGAAGACAGCAGCGCTTAGCTGGCTAACAGATACGATGAACAGGACGGCAACCAGTACATCAGGGTGCAGGTGCTGAAATTTCTCGTAAAGGTCTTCCTTTAGCATTTCATTTCCATGCAAGGCAAAAACCACCGCAAAACCCAACATGACTAACCCGCTGGTAATCTCAATGACGCGTGTACAGGTACCGAACAAAAAATTCTGAAACCACGCCGGCAGAAACCGGAACTCAACCACCCAGTCCAGTGCCTTATGCAACCATTTAAATGCCTTTTTCATAACTATCAAACTCCATAAAAATACCGGCTAAAAGCCGGTTTGAATTCATTGTTTAGCCTAAGGGGTCTTGCTTACCCGATTGCCCTCCGTTTGTCGCGTCATTAATGTTGCCAGTATTGCCCGACCCACTACTGCCCCCATCACCCATCGACGGTGCATTTACATCCGATTTTTTAACGTTGATGAACATTTGCATTAATTCGCCGCCGGTTTCAAACACAGTCAGAGGGGCACCCATATCGGCAGTATCGTCATATCCGCCCAGCACGCTGCCGAACTCATCATCTCTTAATGGGTTTTCAAAAACCTTTACATCCGAGATAGCGCCGTTAAACGGGTATATAACTTTGTTTTGACAAATTGGGGATTCGTCTTGATTAACGCCGAACAGCCACATATTATTCAAATGTACTAGTGGGCTGATATTCAGTTCTGTATATTGCCCATTGACAAAAACCCCAGCCAGTCCGGCGCGGTCGCCGCTATGAAAATTAAAGCCGATACTTGCCCACTGATTGTCTCCGTTTATATAGATATTAGTATCTGTTTTTTCTACATTATTTTCTTCATCATTTAATTTAAAATAATAGGTAACAATCTGCGAATTTTCTACGGCTATGATTAATTTTTCATTTTGCCGGCCTTTTGCTCCGTACAACACACATAACATCATGGAGGCATCAGTAAATTGTCCTATTTTTATTCTTAATGTCAGTGCATTACCAAATAACTTTGATGAAGTGGAGCTAATGGGGAGATTAAGAGGAACACCAGAATCGGTGCGGTAACTGCGTAATACCAAGGCGTCCGGATTGTCCTTGATTTTATATAATCCCATGGCTTGATTGCCCCCGACATCCAGATAATTTCTGCCGTTGACAGCATCCGTCCATGCTGTTCCGGCATCATACTGTGCAGCAGTAAACGGTAAACTCGCAACAGGACTGGGCGCAGTTGCAGAGGGGCTGCCGTTATGGGCATTGATGATGCCGAGTGGTTGATAATAACGCCATCCGTTATGGGCATATATTTTTACTAAAACACTCATGTTTACCCTCTTACAGCTTGCTTGCATTAAGAAAAACCGGAATATCGGCTATATCATTGGTGCCGCATAGTTCCAAAATGATTTCATCACCATCATGCATATTGCTGATAACGATTGGCAGGTTGTCAGCCTCGCCAGTAGCTGGCGGTAATATCTGGTTAGTGCCGTTCGTGGCGTCAATGGTTAAGCTTTGCCAATCAGGGTACATGGCCAGCGCTCGGTTGATGATGTAAGTATTGCCGGTTGTTTTGAATCCATGAGCAGTCGCCGCGCAAAGCACCCGCGTCCCCATCGGCCATGCTGCTGGCTGGGTATTTTCTACCCCAGCGCGCAGAATCATGAGCATGCCGCCTATGTTGCAGATATCTATTAATTCATAGCCCGAAGAGTCAATAGGCTGCAACGTCAGCCGCATAAAATGCGGCGGATTCGATTCGCTGCTGCTATTCGGCAGAATGGTCGTTATTTTTTGGGTGGACACGTCATCTAAAAATAGCATTGCCCCTTGTTTGTCTGCTTCAAGTTCCTGTTGTAACGCAACATTAAAGTTATTGATATACCATCGCATATTGTTACCTATTCTGTAAGCTGATACTCATCACGCTCAATTGTCCACCGCTTGCCGGCCAGTCGTTCGCTGATAAGAAAAAACCCCTTTTGATTAGGGGTAATGTGATATTGGTTGCCTAAAGAGTCTTGTAAATCCAGCGTATCCATCTCTTGTAATGACGGCGGCAGAAAATCTGTCCCGAACGGGTGAGCCGGAATAAATTTACCTTTGCTGGGATTGTATTTAATATCAATGATGGCGCTATCGGGATAGATGTCTAAACTCCACAGACTTAACTTACCATCTGATTTAATGGTGGTGAACAATTTGTAATCTTTGTCCGTGGTTAAATTGCCCTTTTCATCGTATTTATCGCGGTAATAAAAATCTAAATCCTGCTGATACATGAACTGCTGCGCCCCGTCAGAAGAATCAATACTCTGTATGTAATGGTCAGCATATTTGACATAAGGGGCGATTGCTGCGGTAATTTCTTCATCTGATTTAATTTCAGCCTGTTTCAGGGCGTAGTCTTTTATCATCTTCACGCCATATGCCAAATCGTCCGCGCACTTCCAGCGTGCTTCATATACGTTCAAGTTTTCGGGCGGGATACCCCAATATGCTTCACTTGCGCTAATTGTCCAAGTAAACGCCGTGTAGTAAGAAATAGGCGCATTAGCCGTCGTCCATTTATAAAACTGCGGCATTCCATCAATTTTAGGTATTTTTTTACCAGCGTGCTGTTCAATACAATAAATCAGCCAATTTTTCTTGTTGTCATTACTATCACTATTGGTTTCAAATGAGTTCCGGTTTTGGTACTTAAAATACAGCTCTAAATTAAAGTTAGAATCGTATCCATTGGCCTTATTTACATAAACGGTCAAGTATTGGTTTATTTCTTTGACCGCCTTTGTATACTGGTCGCGGTTACTGTTTAAGAGGTTTTCCGATAGTGGTACCGTGGTGAAAAATGCATTGGCATTCAGCTCAGTTTGTGTGAGCATTTTATAAAAGGTATCTTTTAGGGTATCAATTTTCAGCCATTCTCGCGTCAATATGCATTCTTGTGGCGATGCCCGTAAATTTACAGACAGCACGTCAAGGTTCATCCAGTATCTGTAATCAGATAAATTTTTATCTTCCTTAAATATTTTTTCATCAACAACGGCACGGTGTTTGTTTTTAAGCTGCAATTTGTACCAAGTGTACTGGCTAACCTTGGTGACGTTATCGCAGACAATCGCCGTAGGGTCTAAATACACGCGCACCTGTCGGCCGCTTTTGATGTCGAATAAACCATCAATCACACGAGCATTATTAATTGAGGGTAACCCCGTGCTCTCATTAAACCGCAGCATGGAATATATATCCAGACATAAAGTATTTTTATCCATGTCGCTGCCCTCGTTAATCATGCTCACCCCAGCCTGTCCTAATTGGCGCGGGCGATTAGGGGCGCGCTTGTAGGTGGGTCTGAGGTGCCCGAATATGGTGCGCAAATCATCTTCTAGGCTCATATGATTTATCCTTTCAAACAAGTTAAATGCGCGTAGGGCTCGTTGTGAGGAATATCAACATTTATTATCTGACTTACCCCATTCACATCCAAAGTATCTGTGCTTTTCTCCTCAACATCCGGCAGTTCTACCCGAAACGCGAGGCCGCGCAAGACTCTTTTGCCTTTGAATATATAACCGGTTTCTTTCCTTACATAGCCGTTAGCCTTGTACAACCTGAATTTAGATTGGCCAATACCAGCCCAGCCGCCCTCGTCCTGCTTGTCTTCCTTATCTTCGTCTTCATCTTCGTTTTTATCTTCATCTGGGTCTTGTTCGATAACTTCGACGCCATAGGCAATAGCGTAATCTTTTAAAATGAATTTGTTCTGATACGGCTCAGACGGCAAAACAGGCCGGTTAACCGGCTGACATACGGGGCTGAATTCTTTGCTGTTGCTGGCCGGATTCATGAAGAATTTACCGGTCAAGGTGGTTTTTCCGCGCTTGCTTTTAAAATCCCAACTGTGACTATACGCAGCTACTTTAACGTTTGCGTTAAATCTATTAGTTTGAATATGTACCGTGTCGGTTAAACTAATGAATGGCAAAAACTTGCAATCCAGATTGATACAGTTTTGCCGGTGACTTTCCAGCATTCTTGTATAAGCAATCTGCACGGCAACTTGATAACCGTTTGCAAATCCGTTTGGTATAACCTTATCGACGTTGGTCGCATAATCGCCATTGGGCTGCAATACACCCATGGGTAGCTTGTAATGCTTTTCGTTGCCCCAGTTTTTGGCGGTTTTATCTTCGTTGCTGTCGTGTTTGATACCGTACGTTACTTTCTCTTTTTTCTCTCCATGTATGGATATAGATGGCTGATTAAGCACGACAATGCTGTATTTTTCGTCAACCGCCTGTTTCCAGCGTTTAATGGCATGCCACGAGGCGGAGAGGGCATATAATTCACTGTCTTTACTGTCCGCCGTTTGTACGATATTAACGATGTTATTCCCGTCTTTATCCTTTTCGCCTGTAGGCTGATAGGAATAGTGATAATCGGCGGCACGCCACAGGATGCCGTTATAATATCCCGGAGGCGGTGCCCCTTTCGTTGCCCATTTTCCGGTAATCCACCCGCCTCCATTCGCGGCACTGACAACATCGGCAAGCTTTGGCGCCGGACTTTCTGCGGCCACTCTAACAATGTAATCATAATCGCTCATGAAGTTAAGATAACGATAACTAAACGTAATTTCCCGATGTATCAGGCGGTCATACTGGTGGTGCAGTTCTATTTCAACCCGATTTACCAGCGATACTGCACTACTTAACTCCAGACTCATATTCTCTAAGTAAATATCACAGCCACCCAGATGCCAATCTTCCTTGGTTTTGGGCAACCATGAAGTTAAGTGGCCCTGCCCCTTGGCATCATAATCAAAAGAAACAGGAATAGTGCTGAGACGGTCCGTTAACTGTGCGTTCTTGGTTTCGTAGTTTTTTTCCTCTCCAAATACTGATTCCGACCAGTAGCCGATGTGATGGATAGTATCCAAACTCATTTTTTCCACGGATTTACTGCGGTCATGAGTGGCTGTTATATTGCGCAAACGTTCCGAATAATCTATTTTGGGCATATCCACAACCCCAGAAAATACTTGATATAAGTATTTATCCGTTTGCGCAAATATTACAATGGGCTGGTTATAGTACTGGTACAAATCAAGCTGGCCACAGGGCTCCAGTAAATACAAATTTGCGGTAGCTGATTCTTTTTCCGTGAAATGTACTTCACATGAGCGAACTGCATTACATAATTCAATGCCGGCAATAAATATACGTATTGCGTATTTTTCGCCGTCAAACCCCTTGGCAAAATTGGCGCGCATAAACCGGTTGTGCGCACGATTAAGCACATGCTGACTTAATTGTAAAATTTCGGCATCCGCCACAGGGTTAACTATTCGGGCAATGCTCAGCAAGTCCCCTCCGGTATCTACCTTACGGTAAACACTGCGCGAAATGGCTAACAATTCCCCTGTCTGCTGTCTGGAATGCACAGAACAACAAATCTTTAGTAATTCCGTGCCGGCATATTCTGCCCCCTGTTCATTATCAGCCGTAGCCAGTAAGAATGTATTAAGTGGAGATAAGCCAAGCATTTTTTATTCCTATCGCTAGCCCGTTTGTACAACCGTTTCGGTTGTGGTTGCATTTAATCTGATGCTAATGCACGGGTCTGTGCGGTCTGTGCGTACCGCGTTATTAGAGTTGGTCACCCTGATATAAACAGGGATAGCCGTACCGCCCTTTAGCTCTGTCCCAATGGCCAAGGCTTCACCAGATACGGCGCTGCCAAGGTCGGATTGCTTTAAAGCCATGCGAATATCTGTCGGCTGGAATTTTGCCCCAAGATTGACGAATACCAGTCCGCCGGAAGTGCATTCACTGCCATAATCCGTACTCCATGCCGGCTCATTACTGCCCGCCTGTCCATTGCCTAAGCATTGATACATACAGCCATTAGCCACAGTAGGCTCAACAATGTTGCCAAAACTATACGCGCCGCCGGCCTGCCATTTTTTTAGCCGGCTGGCCGGTATTAACATGATTTGCTGGTCAGTCTTAGGCTTTAAGGTCTCATACACATATGGGCTACCAAAAAACAGTTTAAAATCACTAACGCCAACCCCGTTAAAGTCGAGCTGATAAGGGCTGCTTGCTTCGGTTGTCATTTTGGCGTCTGTATATAAAGTAAATGCCATAAAATGTCCTCAAAAAAACCGGCACTTAGCCGGTTATCTCATATCATTAGCTATACTGTGTAAGCTAATTTTTAAAATATCTTTGAACTGTTTTGCCCCGTCCGGCGTGTTAAACAGTCCTTTGAATGTGACATCTTTTTTCCCATCGCTTAATACAATTTGCACCACCTCCGAGGCCTTTAACAGTTCGTTCATGTCCTTGTTTATCTGACTGGGCGGGTTAAAGCTGGTCGGCAATGGCGATGGGTTTAAATTCTGCATCACAGGATTTGATGCGCGGCCAGACAGATAGCCAATGCCACTGCCGTCGCGCTCCTGCTGCCGTTTCTTTGTCCAGTACGCTTCTTCGCGGTCGCGATATTCTTTGCTGAATATGCTTAGCTGCTTGGTATCGTCACCGCTGCGGCTGGAATCCTTTAACTCCGCAGCAGCATCCGATAAATCCTTGGCAGCGGCCTTGGTATCTTTCTGCGCATCATCAAATGATTTAATTTGCCGCAGCATGGCTTCTGCCTGCCGCAACTGCTCCGGCGTCGCGCCCTCCTTGCGCAGGCCGTACAATTGCCGCTGGACTGAATCCATACCCAGCGTGGCCACCTGTTCTTTCAGCCCCTCCAGTGTCGCTAAAACAGATTTCTGCTTCTGTATCTGTTCAGTTAATGCGTTTACCGCCTGAGCCTGCCGTATTTGCTCGTTGGTCGCATGCGTTAGCCCCATCCGAAAGGCAATTAACGCATTTTTGCCGCCAAACAGTTCTGCGCGCGCCTCCTGCGCCTGCTGAATCATGTCTTTTAACGTTTGTTGATTCTGCAACTGCTCTTTATATGCTTTGCTTTGCGCCTGTAACTGTTTAGCCTGCTCAATCTGCGCACTGGTGGCATTCTTTGCAGACAACTGAAACAAGGTCAGGCCGTCCTTGCCCGCAATTAATTCCGCCTTTGCTTCTTCGGCGCTTTTGCCCAGTGATTGCAGAGTATCAGCAACGGATTTAATGTCATCTATCTGTTGCTGTAATTTTTCTTGCTGTTTTTGCTGTTGGGTGTATTCTTTCAGCTTCTGGCCGGTCATACCCTCGGCATTCGCTTTGGCCACCGCTTCGGCAACCCCGCTAGACAACCCGCCGGCCATCAGTTGCTTCTGTTTTTGCAGCAGGTCAATATTCTTTTTCTGGGCGTCTATCAGCTTCTGAATGGCGGCGCTGGTCTGCTGGGCCGCGGCCGCGATTTGCTCAGATGATGCTTTAAACTTAGGCGCAACCCCGCCCATAGCATTAACTGAATCTGCCGCCTGATTGGCTTTTTTAGCGACATCTTCGAGTGCCATGGCCTGAACAGCCAGCTCGCCCGCCAGTTTAGAATCATGCCTGATTCCGAACAATTTGTTTAACTGCTGCGTACCCTCTGCGGCGCTAATCCGGCCAGCGTTAATTCCTGCAATTATGCTTTTGATTTGTTTATCAATTTCAGCCAATGGCATATTACGGGTTTGCCCCATCCCCATTAGGCCGTTGTACCTCTTTTGTAAATCATCAAGTCCGCTGCGGAATTCATGGGCGGACTGCTCGTAAGCGTCTTCTGCCTGTTTGCGTAGTGCCTGTTTACCGGTATCAGATGCCTGCTTGTATTTGGCAATCAGTTCATCCAGTGAACCTATCTGCGTCTGGAGGGAATCATTAACCGTTTTAGAGGCCTGCCGGATTTGATAGTAAGCATAAGCCGCTGTAGCCAGTCCGGCAGCTAACCCCACCCATCCGCCCTTGGCCATGCTGGCCACCCCTCCTGCGACTTCTAACGCGCTGGCGGCTCCGGCTCCTCCCTTAGCCGCATTGCCCGCCCCGCCTGTCTTAGCAGCGGCAAGCAATTTGGCAGCGGCAGCCTCTTTCAGCATGGCCGCGGCTGACTGTTTTGAGGCGGATATTTCGGCATACTTGCGCACTATCACCATGGTAATAGAGGCAGCATATTTGCCGGTATAAATGGCCGATACGGTACTAAGCACCGTAGATACGGTGCCGAGATGATTGCCCAGCCACTCCATGACCGCACCGGCTTTACGTGTGGCGCCGCTGGATTCGTTCAGCGCACCAACATAGGACATGACTTTGTTTTTTAACGAAGTAGCAGATTGTCCTATTGTTTTGTCCATCTTGCCGAACTGGGCATTGACATCGGCGGACTGTTTTAAAATGGCGTTGGCCACCGCCTCAGATGTCAGCTTGCCATTGGCGGCCAGCGCGCGCAACTGGCCAACGGTTACGCCTAACCCTTTCGCCAAGGTTTGCGCCAATCCGGGCGCCTGTTCAAGGACTGAATTAAGCTCTTCACCGCGCAAGGTACCGGAGGCAAAAGCCTGAGATAACTGCACCAGTGCTGCGGCCTGAGATTCAGCAGAACCGCCACCGATGACCATGGCTTTATTGATGGTATCAGTTAGTTGCAGCAACTTTCTGCCACTGATTCCGGTTTGTGCCTGCGACATGGCCAGTTTGTTATACAACTCAGCCACTGTACCCAGTGATTGACCGGTATTATTGGCGCTGGCCATTAACTGGCCGCGAACCTGCTTCAGTTCATATGAAGAACTGATAACCAATTTCAGGCGGTTATTGACGGTCGTCCATTCATCCGCCATAGCGGACAATTGACGCGCACTTCCAATACCGAGCATGGCAATAGCTAAGCTTTTAACTTTAGCGGTGGCGGCATCAACTTTCGAATTAAAGTCATTCAGGCCGCTGCTATCTATCACCCCAGCTTTAATGACCGCCGGAGCGGTAGACTCTACTTTGGCCACTTTGGCAGGAGACGGCTCTATGGCTTGCGGTCTGGCCTTTCTGGCGGCATTTAAAGCCGCTTCCTCTGCGGCTAATTCGCGCGTATTGATGGTGGCGAGTGATAACAGGTCATTCTGTTTGCCATAGGCAAGCAAATGCGCGTTTAAGCGCGCTGAATCATTTTGATATTCCTCCCCGACCCTTTTTAACTCTTCTTTATACTTGCGTACTGAAACAGCCGTTTCTTTAAACGCCTCTACCTGCTTCATAGTGACGCCAAGATTAAGCAGGGTTTGTGCCCTCGTATTAATTACGGCATCACTTAAGCCATTGGCGCTGCTTGCTGAAGATTGATAGGCGCGCATCAAGGCCTGTGTGGATTTTTTGGCCTGCTCTTCTGTGCTGCGTATACCAGCAATAAACCCGCGCGCATCAAGGCCGAAACCTATGGTTATATCATCAGACATGCTGGCTCCTTTCCCCTACCATTTTTCAAGCGGACAGTGTAGCCCCCATATTCTGGCCTTAGGCTTGATGAAACACCCACAGCGGCCGCACCTATCAAACGTGTTAATTGGTGCATCAGGCTTTGTATCCGGTACCCAACGCACAATTTCTGCACACCCAGCGCAAATTGCTTTTTTTTGCTCATAACGGCTGCGACTGTCCTGCCTAGCCTGTTCGCCTTGATTGCAATCACATCCCATATTTGCACCTATAACAAAACAGCGGCGCAAGGCCGCTGGCTTACTACAACCCGAATGAATCCAGATAGGCGTCTACATCATCCACTTCATCTGCATTGCCTCCGGCGTCATCTTCGTCAAATTCATCATCAGCGGCATTGGGTAACAATAAATCCTGTAGCGTGATATCCTCATTACCTGCCGCACGTGCCGTAACAAGCGTGTTATAGGCAAAATACTGTTCAATTCGCCACTGCGGAAAGCCGTAACGCTGGTAATATGCTACATAACGATTAAATTCACTTACCGGCCATTTGTCTATCTCAAAAGCCGGCAAATGCAACGCAAAAGACAATTCAATTATGAGTTTTTCGCGTCTTGTGACAGCTTTTTTAACCCTTGCTCCCCGTTAATCTGGAAAAAATATTCATTGACCTTGGCTAATACTTGGCTCGGCAATTCTGCCAGAAAGGCAACGTCCTCCCGATTGTCAGGATGAAACATAGGCTGCCCAGTGCCATCCAAAATCATCAGGGCTTTTTCCCGTACGCCGTTTAAGCCATCATCGTAACTATTTTCAAATTCGTCACAGCGCCGGAAAAAATCCGCCATTTCGCGCACGCTGAGCAATTTGACAAACAACCCCTCATACGGGGCGATGTCCGGAACAGGACTAATGACGGACTTCATATACTGGCGCGCATTGTTGATGAATGCGGCTTTTGGGTCTTCTGTGTTATGGGTTGTGGTCATGTTAAATAACTCCGCTGGTGGTATCTAGTTTGCGTTGACGTCCGATAATTTTAAATTCAATGGAGAATTGCCATAAATCGCCGCTTTTACCGTCTTGATCAAAACTAGTAATTTTGCCTTGATAGCCGCGTAGGGTTTTGCTTTTTTTAGGCTTCACGGTTAAAAATATTGTCTCTGTTTCTTCGGCCATCTCTTCTAAAAAGTCCTGTACCTTTTTATCAGGCATCCATAATCCCGACATACTGATGGTGCCTGATTCTTTTTGAACTTCTGTTACGGGGTCTTCATCGCAATTGGTGGTGACGTCTTTTTCTGTAGTTTTAATAGGCGATATTTTGATGCTTGAAGCATCACAAAACGGGTAGCGGATTAGCTTTGTAAATTTCGCATCGGTGATGGTGCCTAAATCTTCGCCATTTAATCCAATCACGGCAAAAGAGTCTTCCGTATTGACACTCACGAGGTAATACCCATTAATTGCGCTGTTGGTTTCACTTTCAATCCAGATAGCATCTGATGTACTTAAACCATGCGCCAGCGATGTCGCAATAGCCGGCTTAGAGTTACTCAGATTGGTAATTTCATTTGTCGGGACATCGGGTAAATCAAAAACAGCGGTTTGATTGGTAAAAGGCGTACCGCGCTTGGTGCTTATTCGGGTCTTTTTTGGTGCTTGCGCCATATCTAACTCCATAAAAAAAGCCACGGTTTCCCGTGGCTGGTAAAAATCATTTGCTTACTAAAAAATTAAATAATCAATTGTTGCTTGATACTTCTTGCGCTCAATGTCGTATGAGAAAATAGGGGAGGTCTTTAGGTCACAATCTATTTCTTCTGCTTCCTGTAATATGGCCATCACCTGCTCCACGCATTGCGCGCGCTCCTGCGGACTGTTGGCATAAATGTCTATTTGCACGCGTGGTCTAAACTGTTGGTAACAGTTTGTTCCATCTACTTGTCCGGAAATCACTGTATAACGCATAGCTGGCCACCAATTCGGGTCGGCACCGCTGTTCTGTTCTGGAATAAAGTCCGGATACACACGCCCGCCACACAAATCCCCAATCAAGCTGTAAAAAGCTGCTATTTCTTCCATTGCTTTTTAACTCCCTGAATCAGAACTTTAACTGCCTCCTTTCTGCCCTCCCCTTTTTTGCTGTCATACGCATTACGCATAAAGGGATGTGCCTGCGGCATGTTAATGCCATACTCTACAAACGTAGCAATCTGCCTAGCCCCTTTAGGGATTTCTTTAGAATTAGAAACAGTAACAATATGCTTTGAGGTCATCCCTAAACGTTCGCTAGGCGGCAGCCGCTTCATAATGATGCTGCGGGCGACGTGTCCGGGCTGAACGACTGTCGCTGTCTTGCCGCCAGTGCTGTTTTTGTTGTACACACGGTATGGCGCAGGGGCTTTGTAAGCGACCTTAACCGCCTCATCACGGATAATCGCCGCCCCCCTGCCGGTTGCTTTTTTGCTGATTTCGCCATTTACGCCATTAATCAGCTTCTGCATTTTTTTATGCAGCTCATTTAGACCGCTGACAGTTATTTTTACGCCCATGGCTAACCCTCATTGAGTCCAGTTGTACAGGGCAGGTTAATTGCCTCTGAATGCGAAGAGTCAGGCAGCACCGCTTGTATATTAAAAATAATGTCATTGTAGATAATGCGCCACTCGGGGCTAATGTTGGACGTCAGACTACTGCGGCGCACCTGAATGGATGCGCTGCAACTAGAAGAGTCCAATCCGTTTTTAATAAACTCACGGCCGGAAAGATAGGATATATTTGCCCACAAATACCCGACATTGACCCATTTTTTATCAAACTCTCCCAGCGTGCCTTTGCTCAGCTGTGGACGCTGTAACAACACCCGCTTGTCTAGTTTCCCTGCTGCAATACTCATTCTTTACCCCACATCATCATGTAAGGCTGCAATAAAAAAGCCACCCCACACGGTAGCCATGAGGCATTTAACGCGGAAACGGCTTCACGGTTTTTGTACCAGTGCGCAGTAATCAGCAGTAAAGCCATATCTACTGCATCGTTATAAAGCATGCCGTCTGGGTCGTTTTCCGGTATTGCCGACTCGTACCAATTCCGGTTGGTGTACTGTTTTACCGCCTCCTTAGCTGCCGCTAGATAAATCATCAGCAATCCATCTTCGCTGTTATCATCAATCCGGCAATTCTTGCGAATATCATTAATTGTAATCATCATGACCCCAGCCGCCCCTGAGTGGGGCGGGATGAACTACATTAGTTAGTTTTGTCAGACTGCGGTGGCAAAGTGAACTGTACCGTACCGGTTACAAACGCTTTTGGAGAGTAAATAGCCAGCGCCAACCGTTCCTCACACCGAATAGTGACCATGTTATTTACAAAATCATCTTCATTATTAAAGGCAATAGCCACCGCCATGTCCCAGCGGTCAAAAATCTGTGCCCCCATTTTGAAAGCACCGACTAAGAATTGCCCCTGCTTCATAGATGGCGTTACCACTACAGGTAACCCCCACAGCGATGGGGTAATCTGTCCTTGCGGATTGCCGATTACATAACGTCCGATGGCATCTTTAGACATTTCTATTTCTGTCCACTGCATTGGGTTAAGAACGTGGCCTGTCGCGCTGTATCCGGATAACGCAACTTGCAGCATCGCCAAGCGTAATTGGTCAATAGCATTGCTACAGGTTATAGTGGTTACATTCTGAAACGGTGTAGCGCTCTGGATTAAGCCTTTAAGTTGTCCTGTGCCATTTAACAATTTTTGCTCTTCTACCAGTCTTAAGCCATAGGCCAAGCGCTCATTAATCATTGACTGCAAAGCAGGCACATCACTCAACACCTGATTACTTGCTTTAATAAAGTGTGCGATTGTTACTACTGGCACCACTTCGGAGTCATAATTCAAATTGGATTCGGGCTTTCTTTTACCTTCATCGACTATTTCCGCAGCGTTTTCGAATAAGGTTTCTCTTGGCACTGTTATGGCAGGACTTCCTGTGTGTCCGGGACTCAGCAAGTCCCGCACCAGTAGCCGCTGATTAGGGGGTGTAACCACAGGCGTAATATGTGGTTGAGTAAGTGCGCCGGCGTTGTACCCTAAATTGGCACCTACGCCTATCGCTTTTGTGTCAATTTTAATTTTAATATTGTCCTCTGCTGATAGCGCCTCGGCAGACTTTAGAAGTCCAGATTTAGTAACCATCTCGCCAAGCGTCATATTTTTTTGCTCTGCAACCGGATTACGCACTTGTGACTGCTCTAACTCTTGAATTTGAGACTTCAGGCCAGTTATGTCCGTCAAAAGCTTGTCAATATCGGTTTTAAGCTCGTCGGTGACTTTATCCGACTTTTCCGTTTTGCCTCTAAGCTCTTCGCCAAGCGCCTTAACTTGGTCAAGCGCCTTGTTTGTCTCGTCCTGCTTTTGCTTCAATACGTTAGCCAGCTCAATTGCCTCGTTTCCGTTCGTATCTGCCATTTAATTACCTCTTAAAATTTGTATTACGTCATTCATCACAGAATTATGTTGTTTGGGTGCTGCCTTTTGTGACAGCAATAAAAAACCGCCGTCGTGTATGACAGCGGCCTGCTTTTCGTTAAATCCGTTTTGCCTCAATATTTCTTTAAACTCTTCTGAAGACGGTAGCCCGTGCTCAAATTTGACGCAGTTAACCCTTGCTTCTGGGTTAGCTGGAAAAATTACAATAGATATTTCATATAATTTAACCTCCAGTAATTTTGTGACATCTGTTTTGCGGTCGTGTTCTTTTTGTACCGGTTGAAATCCAATCGAAAGACCGTCAATTGCTTTAGCTCGTAACAGGGCATGCACTTCCCGTGCTTTTTCAATTTCCTTAATTAATAACTGACCCTCTACATATAAGCCGCGGTCATCTTCAACCAGCTTAGTAAAAAATCCAATTGGCTTGTCCCAATCATGATTAAACAATACCGGCGGCAATCGGCCTCGGGTTTGCCATTCGTTTAGCGTCTTAGTAAATGCGCCTCGCATCACAACATCGCCGTAAGAATCCTTGTTCCCACTAACCGAACCGTAACCCGAAAAAAAACCGTCATCACTGACGGATTTAATATCAAGTTGGACATCTAAATGCTTAGTTTTCATTATGTCTAATCCTTTAAAGGCTCCTTTGCTGCATGGTTAAGCGTCCCCATATTTAATTGAATGGTTAATTCGTCACCCCCCTCGACTGCTGGCAAGTCTTCAAGGTCGCGCACGTGATTACGCGTATAGATACCGTTTTGTACCATGGAGGTGTAAAAGCTCGCACGTTTATCCGGAGAGGCTCGTAACAAGCCCTCTGTGTTGAATTTAGGCGTTAGAATTTTACGTTCAGCAGGACTAAGCAATTTATGTTCAATCGCCTGCTCAATTCGTGTCAGTCTCGGCACCAGCACAAATGCTTGGAAACTTAATACCGTATTTTCGTAGCTTGATGCCCAGCTTGATGATTTACTGGTATGCCCTATCAGCTGCGGCGGCACGCCAAAACATCGGCAAATCTCTTCAATGCCAAAAAGCCGCGATTCCAGTAACTGCGCATCAATCGGGCTTAGAGATGGTGCGCGGTTGATAAGGTCAAAACCACCCTCAAGAACCGGCGTTTTACCAGCTTCGCTGGCTGCGGAAAATTTTTCCAGCCATTTCCTTGTTTCATCGCGCTGCTTCTCTGTCAATATGGATGTGCCACCCTGTCCCGCTCCTCTGTAAACAATCACATCACGCCCTTTAAAGCGGTTTTTGTAATCGTATGCGGTTGTGTCATTGGCATGAATTTGTAAACCGAGAATATCCGCGCCATACGACAAAGGCGAAAGGCCGGTTATACCGTCAACAGTAAAATCCTTAAGATGGAAGACATCACGCGCATTCAGTGTCCGAATGCCGTCCCCCTCGTTATATTCGTATTGCACCGCACCATTCTGCGCCCGTTTTATCGTCACTTTATCGGCGTCCAAAACCTCCAAGGATATAATTCGCTCGCCTTTGCGCTTAATTTCGGCAAAGGCGTTCCCGTGTATATCAATAGACGTCATCATTGCCTGCCAAAATTCCGCCGGCGTCATGTCGGCATTAGGCGCATAGCACAGAATGTCATATAACGGATGGTTTATCGCGCTCTTTTTGTCGGCCGTTCGCAAAGAAAATGGCAAAGTAGACACCAGACCAGACCGCAAATTGATACAAGACCAGACCGCAGAAAGTTTTAATGCCTTTTCAGGGGTAACCGTGACACCACTTACCGACGAGCCGCCCGATATTGGTGGCATCCGCTCGCCTTTGCCTAACTTCATTTGTGGGCGGAAAAAATTGACCAGATTTCGCCAAAATCCAACGTCTTGCAAAGTTCCCATGTACTAACCTATGATATAATTTTCCAGAAAATCATCAATATTGCCGCCCCAGCGTGATGGCGGATTGGTGGCTATCACCGCAACAGCATCAAACAAAGCCATTAAGCTATCAATTTTGGCAAATCCGGCATATTGTTTAGTAACTTGAATGCCGTTACCCGACTGAATAACGCGCGCATTACCAACATTCCAATTCATCAGCAACTGATTGGCATGCCACATCTCTCCACTTGCCAAAGCCCGTTCCGTAGCCTTAATGGTGCCGGTCATTTTGAAACCTTGCGAAATTGCCTTAAAAAGGTCAGCCGGAAATGGGTAATTATTGGCAATGATTTTATTTTGTATGGTTTGTAAAACCGGCTCCATGCCGTAGCGGTCAACTGCTATCGAATGCAAAAGCCCCGTTTGCAGCACTTTCAAACATATCTCGGACACTTCTTCTAGGTCGTCACCCACGTTTTCGCACAAAGTCAGGTCGCCATTTTTGGCAAATGAGTCCAGTTGCGGCAATATGTCCTTACGGTTGTTTAGTACGGGTGGATTTGCCCATGCGTAACACCATGATAGCCAGTGCTGCGAACCTCTTTCCCGTCCGACGACAGCTAAACCGAATAAATCATCATTACCCCCGCCATCAAGGCCAATTACAACGACCTCGCTACGTTCCAGCAGGGTATCTAGTGTCAGGGTGTCATCAGTCTGCTGTAACCAGTAATCCGCCCCGCCCCAGCGGTCAGAACGCAAATTAAGCCCGACCTCTTTATTTAAATGCTTGGCCTCAAACTCAATTAACGCCTCTTTGCCCTTTAGCGCAGCCTGACGGTATTCGCTTATTAAATAAGCCTCGTCTACTGAGTAGCCGAGGCTTGGGTTGGTTATATAGAAGTTTTCGGGCTTTTTATATGCCCCCGATTTAATCAACGGAGGCGGAAACTCATAAATTATTGGCAAATAGGTTTTATCTACCATTTCTTCGCCGTCTGCCATCTTGCCATCACGGACGGAGCGCGCATACTCAAGCTCGGTTTTAAAAACACCAGCCGGTGGTGCTTTTGATTGCGTGGTTAGCATGATTAAAAAACCATCAACCTTAGACATCAAACCGCCGGTGGCCTCTTTAATGATAGATTCAGCATTGGCAATATCTGCAAATAAATGCATTTCATCGATTAAAACAAAAGAGGCCTTAGCCCCTGCGGCTGATTTGTCATCGGCCGCAATAACTTTTAAAGTAGAATCCGTGGCCAGATGGGTTATAGTCTTCGTGTGCTTGGAAATGATGTATTTATCTCTCATTTCCTCATCAAACTCAATCATGCCCGCAGCGGGTTTGAATGAATTGTCCGCAACTTCTTTGGTTGGCGCCAAAATGATGGCTTCTGCCATATGCCGCTCGTTCAATTCAAGCGCCGTTATCATAATGCCGGCAGCAATCGTTGATTTAGCGTTTTTTTTACTAATCAGCAAAAAGAATTTTTTAATCAATCGCCGTTGCGTATAAGGGTCAAGCGCCCCAAAAATCGCGCCGACGAAATCAAATACCCACGGCGGCATAACGTCGCGCATTTTGGGCAACCCCGCCATATCCGGCACAATTAAATCGCCAAAAACCTCTATTGCAATTTCTGCCACCTCTGGAAACAGCGGCTTACATGGTATTAATGACTCTCGGTTAACAATCCGCGTTTCCCAATCGGGGCAGGCTGTTACCCAATCAGCCATTTATTTTACCTTTCGTAGTCCTTTTTGCTCTAAGCGTGCAGACAGCCCGCCAAGGCGCGATTTTTGTGCCGCAGCATCCTTGGCCGCCTCTTTTTTACCGGTTTCCCCGATGCGGCCATGCTTATATGGCATCAGGATTTTTGCCGCATCAACGCGCAATTTAAGCGGCGAATCCTCATCAAGCATGACATTAAGCAAAAACTGTAAGGGGTCATTATTCTCAGCTGTCGGCCGGCTTTCCGTATTAACATCATTAACATCTGACTTAACAGGGTTGTTAAGTTTTTTGTTAATTCCGTTTTGCTGGTTTTTCAGCTCTTCAATCCGCGCTAAAATGGCCGGATTTTTCATTAATCGACATGCGGCGACCGCGGCGCCATTCTTGCTGTAACCCGCATTAATACACGCTTCCGTCTGATTTATGCCCGCCGCAACGTTAATCGCGAATAATTCCTGTTTTTCATTTAAAATCATATTATATTGCCTATTTTTTAAGCAGATTTTGTTAATTAACAGGTGTATACAGGCCTTTTTTTTTATTGGTGAGGGAACGCGCGGTGTCGGAGCGCATAGTAACCGAACTTTACTACCACCCTACCGTGATAATAACCTTATGTTACTATCCCATCTGGGTACAACCATGGCATGGCACACACAGCACCACGACCGCGCCGGTACTGCTCTAAATTCTTTGCCGCGTTCATCTTCGTTCTTATTTACCATCCACGCCTATATCTCTCGCGTAGTTCTTCTGTTGTTTTCTGCTGGTGACACTCTGAACACAATACCTGCAGGTTAATGTCGTCATTACTCCCGCCCTGCTCAAGCGGAATGATGTGGTCAACCTGTAAAATCCCTCCAACTCGGCCGCAATGTTGGCACCTGTAGTTGTCTCGCTCCAGTATCCGGCGCTTGATTAACTGCCATTCATATCCCCTAATGCGCTTTGTTGCCCCCGCCTTGTCTTTGAATACCGTTGCCCGTGTGTTTGTGTACTCGGGTAAGCTAGGCTTTAATGTTGGTATTTTCATAACTCATCCCTAACATGAGCTGGTAACTCAATCCATTGCAGCATTTCATAAAATCGCTTCCCCACACTCGCATCAGACATATAGTCACATATAACTTGCTCTAACTCTTCCTGTGAATTAACTACATTTAATTTACATAGAGGCGCCTCAAAGTTAACTACTAATGGAAAGCCATTGCTAATATTCGGAGCGGTAAGCGCAAACAAAACAAAGCCATTCATTTTAATTTCTATTTTTAGCGACTCGTCCCATAGGCTCGCTTTAGCTTCAATTTCTAGCCCCTCCAGTCCAATAGCCTCTTTAATCTCTACACACATCCGCTGCAATCTCTTTTGTGTCCTTTCGGCTAATTCTGCGTTTTGTTTGGCTTGGATGACACCTTGCCCAAGGCCTATAAGGTATGCTTGTTTAATATCTAATGTACTCATTACGAGCTGCTCCAAAAAAAAGCCCATGCAAGCGCATGGGGTTAGGTTTCATCTAAAATTACTATCTGTAGTAAACCTGCTTAAAACAAAAAACGGAACAGCACACGCCATTCCGCCAAATAAAATTCATACAAACAAATACGCATTATTATTGTTATTTTTTTTCCGGTGTGTAATAATACACACAAACAAGGGGGGATTATGAATAGCTCTGCTGTGATAAAAATGTTGCTCAACGATGGATGGTACGAGGTCGCAACCAAAGGCAGCCACCATCAATTCAAACACCCCAGCAAATCAGGGCGCGTTACCGTCCCTCACCCTAAAAAGGATTTACCAAAAGGGACAATTAAAAACATATTCAAGCAAGCCGGCCTGTAATAGGCTGGCGTTACAAGAAAGGCACATCATGTTTCTATACATCGCTATTCACAAGGACGAAAATACCGGCTACGGTGTAACCGTGCCCGCCTTGTCCGGATGCTTCTCTTACGGCGATACACTTGATAAGGCCATTGAAGAAACCAAGCAGGCCATTTTGTTCCATATTGAGGGCATGCTGGAAGATGGCGAAGAACCTGAAATACACCAGCCCACCCTTGAAACCCTCATGACCAACCCTGACTATGCCGGCGCACAATGGATTGGCATCGAAGTTAATATCAATCACCTGACCCTAAAGCCAGAACGCTTTAATGTTAGCTGGCCAAAATACCTACTAGACAAAGTAGACAGCTATGTGACATTAACCCATGACTCTCGTTCTAATTTTTTAGCCAAGGCAGCGCTTGACAGAATGAATAGCACAAGTACTAAAGCAAGCGCTAATTAACAACAAAACGCCAGCTAAATTGCTGGCGTTTTGGATTGTGCAAACCAAATTAAACACACATCTAAAATTAAACTATTCTTACCGTAAGTCTTATCCGAAGAATAGCAAAATTGTATATATTTTCCCCGCTTTTTTCTAGTCATATTATTTATTTGTAATATATATTACATATTTTTACTTAAATAGCTTTCCATCTTTGACTCCAGCTTGATGATGCAATTATTATGAAGACGGTTAATTACCAATTTAATCCGTCTTATTTTTCTATACAGCTTTCCTTTGCTCCAATTAAATTTGTCTTGCATAGTTGACTGTTTAATTTGCCCAACAAACAAATATTCCAATAATGTATCGCTTTCCAAACGGCTTAGCCCATTAGTTCTAGCTACTATATAATTAGTTAAATCAATAATCCCTGACAAATCATAGCCATATTCAGCTTGAATATATGTCCATTCAATGTCATTTAAAATATTCTCTACTCGGCTCAAAATCATGGCACTGTTTGCGTGTAAATCATGCTGAGTTAATCCCGATGTTCCTCTGTCAATGACGCCTTTAGATTTAATCCACTCTTCTATACGCGCTGAATTACTTTTGCCCATTATGAGAGTATTTTTAATGTAGAAAACTTCACACAGCATATCGTCTATCGATTCGTACATAATCGCTCCTAGCCTACTCGTATTAAATGCTGGTTGAGTAATAATAATTGTGTTCGCAAAACGCCTTCCGCGTGATGAAGTCGCACAGTATCCGCATCTAAATACCTTGTCCGGCGGTCTACTTCATCGTGACAAGCACTACAGGCGTACGCGCCTAAAATATCGTTGGGCTTAATCCCAGTACCGCACGTACCTGACATTCTGTAATGTGCTAAAACGACCGTTTCCGGATTGCCGTTGCAGATTCCCTCTAAACGCACCTGACATTGTTGCCCTTTTGCTGATTGAGTAATTTTGCTCATGGCTAGTTACCTAATGACATAAGATGGTCTATTGCAACCTGTGCTTCTTCTTCACTGGAAAATTTATTACACAAAATCATGTTCCAGCACACGTTAAAACATGCCTTATAGAATGCGTTGAATTCTTCTTGCTCCATATTTGCAAAGCTAATAGATTTAGCTCTTTTGATTACTCCGGAGGGCGTAATAAAAAGCTCAAAATAGCCGGCCTCTTTTGTCAGCCAGTCCCGAAAGGCGTTAATATCTTTTTCTAAGGTTGGAATTTTTTCGGCTCGTTTTTTGGCCAATAATGACAAGGCTTCTTCAGCTGCGGCCACGATAATGCCTTTGTTTCCTGCAAACTTGTCCAACCTTTTCGCTACCCATTCAACAACACCGCGCTCATTCGGACTAATTAGGCCGCCTGCTGGCTGCCAGTAATCAAAGGCAAGAGGCAATAACCCGCCAAAAAATAGTCGATGGTGCGGCAAGCTGCGAGGCTTTTGCGTCGTCACTTTGAGTTTAACCGCCTGTCCTATCTTTAGTTTGTTGACAGCATCGGCATCAATAGGAGTAACGGGGCGTAAACTATTATCGACAGCTTTAACGGCCATGATTTCCATTATTTGAACTCCTCAATAACCCAACCTCCGCCAAGCTTTTTGGTCGCACGCTTAACTGCAATAAATTTGAACGGGTAGTGATTTGCGGCTACTTTGATTTTTACTCTTGCGTCATCCATCCAAAAACCCTTGACTTCATGCATTTCAATCGTTCTATCAGCATTCATTACGATAAAATCAGGGGTGTAAAAGGTGTTATTGGCCAGTTTGAGTTTGACACTCTCAAAGAGATACCAAACGATTTTGCCCGCGTGTAAGGCTGGTTTTAAAACCTCTTGTTCGTAAGCGCATTCGGTTTTATTCATCTGACCAACTGGCAGGCGGCCAAGGGCGTAAAAATGTTTAATCATCGTTTAGCCTTTGTAGCTGGTGTGCGAGCATCCCATTTCCGTAACGTCCGCAACCCCTGCTTAATCGCAACAGATTTAATTTCAATATCAGCAAGTTCACATAATTTTTTAAAATCTGGGCTTTCGAAATATCGCATCTCTTTTCTTATCGCCTGTTCAATATACTTTGATTTTGTGTTTGCTATTCGGTCGCGGGCTTCCCGTAATGCATAAATTATTACCATCTTCCATAATCTTCGACATGCCTGTACTTGCTCTTTAAGGATGGCTGGATTTATGTCCGTTAGATATTCAATTTCAATGGCGTTTATCATTCAATTTCCCTTAGAGGAAAGTGGAGATTTTTTAAACTGTATAATTCTTTTTTTAAACATATTGCTTGGAGCTTGATGCTCTCAAGCTCTTCAGCAAGGCCGCTATCAAGGCGGTCATCATTGATTAATGCGCCAGATAAATTGGATATAGCCTGCAAATGATTTAGGCAGTTAGATATCATAAGCAACGCATATGTATCATTACCCTCTTTGAATGTTTTTTTAATCTTATCGATAGAATATGGCACATTTATTACGATAGTCATTTTTTACTCCTGTTTTCAATTTGCATAAGTTGTTGACGGCATTTTTATTAATTCATTTGAATATATTTGCCGTTGCTATTCTTTCCCCTCAACAACCAATGGCGGCATGCTATACAGGTATTCATATCCCCTCCTTTTTATCCACATTTTCTAAATACAGTGCCCAAAGGAAAATGACGGGGAATGGAAACAGCCATAACAATAAAAAAATAAAACCTAAACAGAACATTACCAATGACTCACACAGCGCTTTAAATTCACTGGGGAACAGTTCGCGCCGTACCTTATGAGGTATAACTAACCACAATTTAGCCGCTATTTTGATGTATTTAATTTTGGTTTTAGCCCACTCTTTTATGTGCTTAATTTTGTTTTCTGCCGAATCTTTTATGTATTTAATTTTCATTTTTACCAATGCTCCAATTAGACGTTGTCAGCTCATTGCACATTTGTGCGCTATTAAATTGATTAAATTTCCTAGTTTTTCCTTGCCCGTCGCCCTCTGCTCATTTGTCAGTAAATTGCCTGTTTCAATGTCTATGCGCTCTTGAGAGGCTGGCAGCAAGGTCAATGCATAATCTTGGGTGATGAGTCCTTTCATGGTGGCCTCTTTGACCACGTGCGCCAGCTGCTCTTTATCCACTCCAGCACTAACAAACCAATCAGGCTGCATGCCTTTTGCTTTCTTTTCGCTAACCATGCGCTCGTAAGCGGTTTTAAATGCCATCCCTGCGCGGTATTTGTCTCCCGCGTTAAATAATGCTGTTGCACTTTGTGCCGCCTGCATAGCAGTGTGTGTGGTCAAGATTGATATGCTGTCGTTTTCCCAACCCGATACCAAAGCGTTAAATGCTTCTTCCGCAGATTGCCACCCGTCGTCTATACGCTCCAGTATTGCAGCTAGGGTTAATTTGCCTTTGAGCTCTCGCCGGCACCGCTCAAAAGCAATTAAAACTTTATCCAGCGGATACGCCAGCAAGTCTTCTGCCATAACCGCCATAGCGTTATCGGATAATTGCGTACCGGTTAATTCAGCCGTGACGGCAATTGCCTGCATGATTTTTTCTGCACTCATTACGCCAGCCCTTTCGCTCTAAGCTTAGCCAAGGCGCCCTTAGCGGCCTCGTAATTGCTTTGGGTTTGCTCAGTCTGCCGCGCTCTTGTTTGCGTCATTTGCTCACCTCGCTGCATGTCTGTCAGTACCTGCTGATAGGATTTGAGCAAGCAACCAAATTCATGCCGGCACTGCACAAACCAGCCGCCGTTATGCGTGAGGAAAAAAGCCGCTAACGCTGGGGCAATATCCTTGCCTACATACTTCACCAGTGTGGCAACCTGCCCTCTTGTTTTTTGATTGCTTGCGGGTAGTACTCCGTATCGGGCGCGATAAGCTCTCGCATATGCCTCCCAACACGCAACATTGTCAGGATTTGCTTGTTTGGATTTTTTTACTTGCTGCGATGGCACTGCGGGGGCGTCAGCGACCCCCGTGCCAACTATTGATGGTTCTAATTGATGGTTACTTGATGGTTCTTCCTTAATAGAAAGTGCAAAATTTGCAGGTAACTCTGCGGTAATTTGCACATTGGTAGGTGCAGAATTTTCACGTGCAGAATTTTCACGTGCAGAATTTGCACATTGGGTAAAATTATCTAGAACAATGGTATAAACATTTGCCAATCTCCCACCGTTTTTTTGTCTTCGCTCAGCAGTTAATATTCCATATTTTTTTAACTTATTAATTTGGTCAATTAATGAGCGTGGGCTCATGCTGCATTTTTGGGCTAAATATTCTTGGCTGGGGTAGCAAATGCCGTCGTCGTTTGCATGGTCGCACAGTGCTAACAAAACTAGCTTTTCGCCTTGCGACAAATCTAGTTCCCAAGCTTTGGCCATTAATTTAACACTCATATTGCACCTTTACTTTACTAGCGCATAACACGCATAACGTGCCCCAGAATTTTCGTCTTTAACAAGCTGCGTGCTGATTACATGCCCATCTTGTTTAAGGTCATAAATCCTTGCGCCTAGGCGCATACAGCCAAATCTGTACAGGGCTTCTAATGGGGTAATCGAATTACCGGCACGCATGAATTCAAGAATCTGAACTTTTTGAGTTGGTTTATTCACCATTGAATTTTCCCAATTCTAAGCATTTGCCTTTTAAGAATTTTTGGCTATTTTTGGTTGTTTTTCGATGTAAATTGCCATGTACTCTTTTGCGTAAAGTGTTTTTAAAAAATTAAGTTGTGCTTTAGGAATTCCGTTGTTTTTCCATTGAGAAACTGCTCCACGAGTTATGCCACATAATTTTGCTACCTTAGTGACGCCACCTATACTTTCTATGAATAATTCATCTTTTTCATACATTTATATATTCCAGTTTAGAAAACTGGATAAAGTATAGTTTACTAAACAATGTAAAGTCAAGCAAACTATACCTTTTTTTGTTTAGACTGCTAAACAAATGTAAGGAATTAATATGCCTAGTACACTAAGAGACCGTTTAAAAGAATTGATGGTTGAATCTGGTTTGACCACGCAAAGCGAATTAGCAACCTTTGCTAAAGTAAGCAAGGGATTAGTTAATCAGTGGTTTAGTGGCGAGACAGGCTTGGGAACAAAGCCGTTGTTAGAATTAGAGAAGAAAACAAGATTTTCGTCACAATGGCTAGTCAATGGAACGGGCTCGAAATATAAAGATGGAACTAATAGCGCTCCCATTTCAGCATATAAAGAATCTAGCGCATTGGAAGAAGTAAACAGTAATTCCACAACTCTAAAATTGTACGACATGAAAGCCTCTTGCGGACAAGGAACCGTAATTCCTGAATTTCCAGAACTTCTTAGAACTATAGAAATCCCTAATGATGCTCTAATTGAGTTATTAGGCACCACAAGCCTTCAAGGGGTAGAACTAATGCCCCCTGATGGTGACTCAATGGAACCAACAATCCCAAGACGTTCTATAACGCTTATCAAAACCGACATTGACAGATTTCAAGATAGTGGCGTTTACCTAATTACATTTGATGGGTACACCTATATCAAAAGGCTAGCAAGAGGGAAATCCGGTGTAATAAGGGTTATATCTGATAATAAACTATATTCAGATACGGATTTTGATATTAATCCCAATGAGCTAGACCAATTAATAATTCATGGTAAATTTTGGAAAGCGTTACCCCTAGATTTTCTAGATGTATAAATTAATTTTTAATTCTTAAGTAAAAATACTGCACATGGTTGCAGTATTTTTTTGCTTGGTAATTGATTACATTCATTAGTTTATTTGATGCACTAAACTCTAACCATGTATCAACAGTTATATAAATACTAAGCAGCAAAACCCTTTTGCCAAGAATAGGCATCACCTTAAAACAACAAAAATGTTTAGAATTATAAATAAGATTTCTTAGTAAAATCAATTAACTAAAATATTATTCTCTTTTTTTTGTATAGTTTTCTAAATATTTCTTGACTTCATAAGTTTAGTTTTCTAAACTACATACATCGAAGCAATACAGCTTCACCGCATCGGCTCAGGGCGGCGGAATATAAAAGCCCGAGGCAAGTTAAGGAGCTTGCTGGCAAGCCGTTAAGCCTTAGCGGGCGGCCAGAACAAAACCGGTAGGCCGGTAAGGCTTACAGACAGACAAGTCTAAAAATCCAAAGAATTTATATGAAAGGAGAACGACTTCAAAAATTATCTGATATAGTTTGTATCAAAATGTACAAATACATAGATATCGTTACACAGGATAGTAAGTTTAAAAACCGCAGCGCATTTGCTAATAAGTGGGTGCGCTTTAGTTTTTAAATTTATACACCAAGCCAGCAAATTCGCTGGCTTTAATTTTTCTTAATGGAGATAGAAATGACTAAGAAGATTAAACCTATGGAAGAAATCCCAAATGAAGGAACTGTTTATTTTACTGTGCAGCCTATTTTTAAAGATGATAGTGAGGCTTTAGAAGTGTTTAAATATACTTTTGATGCGGATGGCTTTGATTATAGGGTACTGGACAGAGGTATTGCTTTTGAAGAGGAAAAACACGCAAAATGCGCTGCAAATATTATATTAAATTTGATGCGTAAAACAGAACCTCTCCCCGGATGCATTACTTCTCAGCCGGATGAGAGTGCTGAGGTTTGGGTTATTGCTTTTACCATGACTCAATACTGTTTTTCAATAGGTTTTTCTCAGTCTCATGAGCAGCATCAGAAAGCTCTAAAAAACCACATGCTGTTTTCCTCCGAAAAGGACGCCAGCGCAGCAGCTAAATTTATTTTAGCAGCGCTGAAAGCCGAAGTCTTAAGACAAAACTTCAATTGTCTAACCGAAGCCCCTGCAGATGGAACAATAGTGTTTGCCTTAAGCACCTTTACTCCATGTGGTTATATACAACAGCCATTTAATTGCAATGAAAGCCGTTGTATGCGTCTTTTGGAATCAGGCCTACTTTTTACCTCAGAAGAGGATGTTGTACGAGCGTATGAACACCTCATACAACAGATTAATCCTACTAAGCCTAAGGCTGTACCTGAGGTACCAGCTGAACCAGATGCGCAACCTGACATGCCATTTTAGCGCGATGATGGTAGCGAGGAGTAACACTTAAAAACCAGCTAAACATACACTAGTTCAAAAATCTAAGCCTGCCCCTAAACAGGCTTTAGTTTTTGGATTTAATCGCAGCGTATTACAGGTTTACAATATTTCAATTAATTCAAGGAGAATAAAGTGATGATTAATCATATTAATTGGCATTCAGTAGAAAAAGATGGGTGGCCTACTAAAAAGGCGTCTACTTAATTGTGCGTCGTACCAATAAACCAGAGGGCAGAGTGCGTACAGATTATTTATATTCTATCGAGCCGCCAGAATGGTCGGGACACTCATTAGAAGAGATTACTCATTACATTCCAATAGAAGATATACCCATGCCTAAAGCTAATTACCGTGAATATTATTCTCAACCTATACGTAAACGCGCAGTTTTTGTCCAAAACTGGCGAGATTATTTTAATTGACTTACCCTCTTCTAATTAATCTACAGAAAACAACTACAGCCAGCTAACTAGCTGGCATTTTTATTACCGGTAACAAGGATAGATATCATGAAGAAAACAGACATTGTCTTGTCACTGGAACTCCTTGCTGACAGAGGCGCTTGCGAACAAGGGCTTTATGATTTTGAAAAGTGGTACCCTAACGGCCACGCAACCCTCACTGAAGTGCTTAGAAAGCTTCAGGAATTAGCTAGCACAAGTGCTGACTACGATGAATACGAAATATACATAGAATACGCCAAGTGGTTACTTCTCCGCTTCCCATCAACTCAGAAACCCTTAGTCCTAAACGAATTAACAGAAAAAGTTATCATACATAACGGCGATTTGACTATTAAGAAAGGTGTCAAGGGTGAATATACCATTATTAGTAATGGTAACTTAAATATTAAGAGTAGTGCTAATTTAACTGGCAACACATATATTTGGGTGAAAAAAGCAAAATTCCAGAATATCGCGCTTGATGATTCTACGGGAATTGCGGCGAAAATAATAGACGCCACAAACATTGCGGTTTATGGCTACGCGGCAATTTGGGTAAAGAAAACAATAGACGCCATAAATATTGCAGCTTATGGCAACGCAAGAATTTCGGCGAAGAAAATAAACACCCAAAATATTATAGATGATTCTTATGATGGAATTCATGGCGATATTAATTTAATCCGCCCCTCTTCTAACCAGCAGAATACAAACACAGCCAGCTAAGTAGCTGGCTTTTTTGTTACCGTTTACAAAGGTAAATAGCATGAAGCAAAAAGAGATTGTATTGACACTTAGCATACTTGCTGAAAAAGGTGCAAGTGAGCAAGAGCTTGAAGATTTTGAAAAGTGGTACCCTAGCGGCTCCGCTACCCTCTCTGAAGTGCTTAGTTACCTTCAAATATTAGCTAACACAGACACTGAATACGTAAAATACGTAGACTGCGCCAAGTGGTTATTCGACACATTCCCACCGACTCAGGAGCCCTTAGTTCTAAACGAACTTAATAGAGAGATTATCATTTATAACGGCAATTTGACCATTAAGGCTAATATAGCTGGTGACCATGTCATTATTGGTAATGGCGACTTAAATATTGAAGGTGATTTAAATGGATGTGTGGAAATTTGGGCGAAAAACGTAAAAGCCAAAAATATCACGCTTGATGATCTCGCGGAAATTGAGGCGGAAACAATAGACGCCGAAAATATTATGGCCGATGATTACGCGGAAATTGTGGCAGAAACAATAAAAGCCATAAATATTGCGGCTTATGGTGACTCGGAAATTTGGGCGGAGAAAATAAACGTCCAAAATATTATGGATGATACTGGGACAAGAATTCGTGGTGAGATTAATTTAATCCAACATTCTTATAACTAACTCACAGAAAACAAACACAGCCAGCTAATCAGCTGGCTTTTTTGTTACCGGTTAAAGGACAGATATTATGCATGAAAAAGAGATTTTCTTATCGCTTGACATACTTGCCAAAATGGGTGCAAGTGAGAAACTGCTTGAATTTTTTAAAAAGAAATACCCTAACGACTCCGCTCCCATCTCTGAAGTGCTGAGTGACCTACAAAAAGTAGTTAGCACAACCACTGAATATATAGTCTACTCAGATTACATAGGCTATGCCGGTTGGTTAATTCTCCATTTTCCACCGACTCAGGAGACCTTAGTTCTAAATGAACTTACAGAAAAGGTTATCATTCATAACGGCAATATAGACATTAAGTCCGGTATTTATGGTGAGCGTTTTATTATTGGTAATGGCGACGTAAATATTAAGGGTGGTGTTTATGTAGCTAGTTACGCGTATATTTTGGCGAATGGAAATATAAATGCCATAAAGATTACAGCTGATCATCACGCAAAAATTTCGGCAAAGGGAAATATAGATGTCAAAAATATTACAGCTTATGGTGAGGCGGCAATTTCGGCGGCGGAAACAATAGATGCCAAAAATGTTAAGGCTTATGACCACTCGGGAATTTTGGCGAATAAAACAATAGACGCCAAAAATGTTAAGGCTTATGGCGACACAAGAATTTCAGCGGGAACAATAGATGCCAAAAATGTTAAGGCTTATGACCACTCGGGAATTCTTGCAGTAACAATAGACGCCAAAATATCAGTTAACGGTCAAGCGAGAATTCATGGCGAGGTAATTTAATCCGCCCCTCTTCTAACCCACAGAATACAAACACAGCCAGCTAATTAGCTGGCTTTTTTATTGTAGTTTAGAAGCAAATACTATGGAAAATCAAAACGAACTAGACCTCGGAATTATTAAAAGACTTTATAAGAAAGGATTTAGATTATTTTCTGAGTGGCTACAAAAGTTACAAGAATTAGCGAACGCAGAGCCTAAATGTGCAGATAGATATGTAGGATATGCTGAGTGTATAATAGCATTCACCAAAAAAAATCATCACTCTTTAATTTTAGATAAACTTCCCAAAGGTTACTTTTTCTATAACGGTGATGTTCACGTTAAAAGTAAAATACATGGCGGCTGTCGCTTAATTATAGGAGGTAGATTAACCGTTGAAGATGGTATCGAGCTTTCTGGCGAAGATTACATTAAAGCTAAGGAAATATATACCCAAACAATAACCGTTTATGGTAATTATGCTTCTATCAAAGCTGAGGAAATAAATGCTCAAGAAGCCAACGTTCGTGATTGGGCTCGTATTTGGGTTGATATATTAACCGCACATGTAGTCAACGCTCGTGATAATAGTTACATACGGGTTTATGTGGAATTAAACACCCAAAACCTTGATGTTAAAGATAATGCTAAAATTGATGGAAAGGTTAATATAATCCAACCCTCTTCTAACCCACAGAATGGAACACAGCCAGCTAATTAGCTGGCTTTTTTAATGGAGTATAGTCAATGAGTAAATACATTAAATGTACTGATGATTACTGTTATGTTTTAAACAAACAGGACACCCTTATTTTTGATTCAGTCGATGATTTGTTGTACTGGAAATTTGACATCAATAAAGGTGGTTATAAACAAGATTTGGTTATAACAGTTTATACAAAAAAAATTGTTAAAGCCAGCGAGTGTAGTGCTTTTGATGTTGAGTATTTGCTTGAAGAGTCTGACTGCATATTTGAAGAAGAGTATGATTTCGAAGATAGAAATACATATCAGAATATGAAAGAGGAAGACAAGCAAGAGTTAAAGTGTATTATTAATAACTTTCTTGATGAGCGTATTAAAACAGGGGTGTTCATTACAGATGATTTTGTTGGTTATATTGTATTAACCAAAGACATTCTAAATGATGGTAAACCGATAGATGGAAGAAAATTCCAAATCCATAAAACTTACCCGTCAATAGTATAAGTCAGCTAACTAGCTGGCTTTTCCGTGGCCCTATATTTAGCCAGTAAAATTCAAAGGAGGAATCATGATAAAGGTACAGATAACTGCATTCATTGCAGTTTTTTTTATGGCTACCTTTTTAACTGTTTCCCCCGCTTTAACCTTGCAAGAACAAGAACAGATGCAAAGTGATTACTCGGCACGGCTAAAGCAGGAAAAGGAATTACAGGCAGATTTAAAGGTTAAGCGCATGGCTGATGCCTATGCACAGATGTCGGATAAAGAACGCACACGAGGTGACGCAGAGGCCTACAAAGAATATTGAACAGATTTTGGATTGTGCAATCCAAAAATAGACAAGGAAAAAAATGAAAGAAACGCCAACAAATGAGATGTATGCATTTTTACAGAATGCTTATGATTATTTCAATGCCACTCTTTTTAATAATGAATTGCCTCACTGTCTATTAACTCTTCAAAGAAAAAATGGTGTCGGTGGTTATTTCTCTCCTAATCGTTTCGTTAATCATAAAAATCAAAAAACAGACGAAATAGCACTTAATCCAAGTGTTTTTGCCATTAAATCTGTACAAGAATTACTTTCCATTCTTGTACATGAGCAGGTGCATTTATGGCAAGAACATTACGGAAAGCCCAGCAGACGAGGATACCATAATAAAGAGTGGGGGGATAAAATGAAAAAGATTGGCCTGTATCCAAGCGATACGGGCAAGGAGGGGGGTAAAGAAACAGGCGAAGCAATGGCTCACTATATCATTAAAAATGGGGCATTTGAAATCGCATGCAAAGAGTTAATTACCCAGTACGAACAATTCCCTTGGCTTGATACTAAGCCCCCTTATTCTACACAAACCCTTGACGGAATAGTAGAAGGACTTCTTGGTAACCTCGTAAAGACTCAGGATGGGGATTTTTCTGGAAACCCTTTCGTGATACCTCCAAACAAGAAGCCTAATAAAAGTAATCGTAGTAAATACACTTGCCCATGTTGCAAAACTTCAGTATGGGGGAAGCCGAATATATCAATTTTGTGCGGTAACCCTGATTGCGGCTCTGTCGTTTTTGAGGAAGATTCCTGAAGCCCGCCCAGCGCGCAGGTGGCGGGTTTAATAACAGCGCGCAGCACATGGTTTGATTTTCCTTAGTCAAAGGCATGTGCCGATTGACCGCCGTAAGCGGTCATACAGATTGCTAAATTAAGTCAGCTAATAGCTGGCTTTTTATTTGTTTTTTATTAGGAGTAAAAATCATGACGGAAGAAATAACTCTTTCAGTTTCAGTTAAAAACTTGGGTGAACTATTTGAACTAATCAAACGGATTCAAGGTCAATTAACCCTGCTCAATAACTCATTAAATGAATTAAATGAATTAAAAATTGACGTAGATGTTTTTTTAATGGAGGTTGAAAATGAAAATTAAAACAGCTAATATAGTTACGCAGCTTTCAATAGAGCTGTCAGGATTGGCATCCTGAATACATTGAGGAGCATAAACCGCTCAAAGCGGTATTTTTATGCAAGCTCGGTTGTACCATTTCAATGGTGGACTAAGCAAGGGCTCGCAAGAGCGCCGTTTTCCTCGTGTAGCGGTATGCCAACCTTGTTTAGTTCACCCCCAATATTGGCATGTTGGCGGTGATTAAATTAACTTTAAACGAGGATTTAATCATGAACGCAGTAGCAATCGACTTTGAGCAATTTGTTCAAATTAATCATTCTGAACCTGTTACCACTAGTGAATTTGTGGCCAAAGCTTTTGGTAAAAAGCACAGTGATGTTCTACGTAGAATTGAAGAAATTCGAACGCAAGTCCCTGATTTTTTCTACAAACGTAATTTTGCGCCGCTAGAAAAAGAAATAAAAAGTAATTTAGGGATTGGAGCGTACACAACTAAAATCTACGAACTAAACAAAAACGGTTTTATGCTGCTAGTAATGGGATTCACTGGTAAAGCTGCAATGGCTGTTAAAATTGCCTATATCACCGCCTTTGATACTCTGGCTGATAAATTAAAACAGCTAAAGATAAATTTGGCAGCTACCAATAACCTAATCACCCAAGAACAGGCGCAGCAAATACAGTTGGCCGTAGAACAACGTAGTCAACGTACGGGTGAATCGTACCAAAGGATATACGCTGGATTACATGCGTATTTGGAAATCGATAGTTATAAATCGATGCCTGTAAAACATTTAACTGCCGCCTTAAAATACTTGCAAAGCATACCCGATGCACCTGAACTGTTTAAGCCTGTCACTAATAATCAAACTTTGCTTAATCAAGATGGCAGATGGCTCGTCATCGTTAAAAATGCTACCGTCGAATACGTCAAAAACATTGACGGCTATAACTGCGTTGATGCAGATGTGTTTAGGAAACTCTTACGGCAAACTAAACAGCAAGCCGAGTACCTGATTGAGCTAGCCAAACGTATTAGAGTAATTCACGGTGAATGCAGCCTTTCAAGATTAGATGTTCCTATTGAAGAACTACATCCTAAAGTTATCATTTGATTGTGTAACAGATTCAAGCCAGCTAATCAGCTGGCTTTTTTAATGGAGTATATACAAATGAATAAATGCATTAAATGTACTGATGATTACTGTTACTTTGCAAACATGCGGGACTCTCCTTTAGATTCAATCGATGACTTGCTGCGCTGTAAGTTTGCCTATGATGAAGATGCTTATAAACAAGATTTGGTTATATCAGTTTATACAAAACAAGTTATTGACGCTAGCGAGTGCTGTGCTTTTGATGTTGAGCTTGAGCTTTGGAAATCAGATAGACAGACTGAAGAAGAGTACAGATTAGAATTAGATGAATATCAGGCTTTCAGTAATCTGAGTGAAGAGAAGCAGCAAGAGCTGCAGTCCCTTATATATGACTTTCTTGATAAGCATGTTAAAACAGGGCTGTATCTTCAAGACGATTTTGTTGGTTATATCATACTAACCAAAGACATTCTAAATGATGGCAAACCCATAGATGGAAGAAAATTCCAAATTCATAAAAATGTCCCGTCAAATTATAACCAGCCTAAAGCTGGCTTTTATATTTAATACCCAGTGTTTTATAGCTAAGAAAGGGTAATATTATGCAGAAAAAAGAGGTTGTATTGACACTTGGCCTCCTTTCTGAAAAAGATGCATGTGACCGAGGGATTGAGGAGTTTAAAAGGTGGTACCCTAGCGGCCACGCTACCCTCACTGAAGTGCTTAGAAAGCTTCAAATATTAGCCAACACAGCCCTTAACCCCTTAAAATACGTAGACTACGCCAAGTGGTTAGTCAACAATTATCCACCGACTCAGGAGCCCTTAGTTCTAACCGAATTAACAGAAAAAGTTATCATTCATAACGGCAATATAGACATTAAGTCCAGTATTGATGGTAACCATATCATTATTGGTAATGGCGACTTAAATATTGAGGATGATGTTAATTTAACTGGGCGGGTGGTTATTCAGGCGAAAAATGTAAAAGGCCAAAATATTACGCTTTATGATTTCGCGGATATTTCGGCGGCGGAAACAATAAAAGCCACAAATATTGCGGCTCATGGTAACGCGGGAATTTGGGCGGGGAAAACAATAAAAGCCATAAATATTGCAGCTCATGATTTCGCGGGAATTTCGGTGGAGGAAACAATAAAAGCCACAAATATTGCGGCTTATGGTCTCGCGGGAATTGATGTGGGGGAAACAATAAAAGCCACAAATATTGCGGCTTATGGTAACGCGGGAATTTGGGCGTATGAAATAAACACGCAAAGTATTATATCTAATGGAAATATTTATGCCAAAATTAGTTTAATCCAACCCTCTTCTAACTAACCCAGAAAATATAAAAGGGTTAGCTAACAATGTAATTTAAAAATGTTCAAGAACGAGCCGTTTTTATAGCGGCTTATTTTTTTATTGGGAGCACAAGACATGGTTATATCTCAAAATGAAATAGTAAATTTATTTTCCGGAATTCTTGATAAACTTGATGCCCTTATACGGGCTCAAACAGATAATAGCAATTTATGGAACGCAGAACGGTGCGCTAATTTTTTTTCATGCTCCCCCGGTCATTTTAAAACCCGCATCGCCTGTAAACCTGATTTCCCTCGACCGGTTAAGTTAAATAAAACCGCGCATTCTTTATGGATTCCTTTGGAGGTTAAGAAATTCGCAGAAAGAAAACAGCTAATCAAGTAAATCTGCTAGATTGGATGCATCGGGGGCATAATATGTATTAAGCAATATTTTTATATCTCTATGCCCTGAAATCTTCGCCAAATTCATTACATCAACCTTTTTAGACATTCTTGTTAAAGCTTCGCGGCGCGAATCATGAAAATGTAAATCATATATTCCGCAACTACGGCAAGCGCGCCTGAATGTGGTGCTTAATGAGTCGGGGTCAAGATCGAAAACAGTAGTTAAATTGATTTGTTCAAGCTGGCGAAGTAGTTTTAGTGCTGCCTTTGATAGCGGGACATCACGAGAGTAACCGTTTTTAGTCATTTCTAAGTGTGCTACCCTGCGTTTAAAGTCGATATCATGCCATTTTAGGCCACACAACTCGCCAGCCCGCATAGCTGTTTCTATTGCAAACAAGAATGCTAAAGCCACCCTCTGCTTTTTGAGCACCGGCGGGGTGTCATCATCATAGTGACACCAAAAACAAATACGCGTAATCTCATCATCTGTAGGCCTGCGCGTTCTTGCTTTATTACCTTTAGGCCTCGTAATTTTTCTTGCTGGATTATCGTTAATCAAGCTCCATTCTTTTAAAGCGTAATTAAAAACGCTTGATAGCGTGCTTAGTTCTCGCGCAACCGTTGGAGATTGAACTTGTTTTAATCTATCGTCACGCCATTGCGCGACATGCACAGGTAATAACTCCGAAGTAAGAACGTTTGCTAAATCTGTTTTTAAAATTAACCCAAGCCTAATACATTCATTTTTACTGCCTCGTTTCTTGATAGTAACTTCTTTCATGTATCGTTGAATAAGGTCACCAACAGTGATATTTTTGGGAGCTAATCCAAGTTTTCGATTATTTATAT